GCTAGTTGTCATCTCTAGGTTTAGACCACCCACTGGTTTGAACCCAAAATATGTATCAACGTGCGTGTCTGGACGTGGGTCACGTAGTGCCTGCGGGTCATTAATATTCCGCGGCGGCGTGAGTTGCGGATGCTTGGGCTCATACTCGTCTGGGCCGACAAGCGCACCATTCCATTCGCGTCTCATTTCTCTCAAGCGATAACGGAACCCGGATCGATCCGAGATGCCATAAGCTTTTTTACCTGCCGCAAAACGTGCCATTAGGTTACTCTCATGTAACTAATACTAGGAGTAAGCTTCAGTGCTACACGATCCTCGTCCTCGTCCGCTGCACGTTGGAACTCTTCTTCATATATAGCCTTCAAAAGTTGAACACGGTCAGGAGCACGTTTGACAGCCATGTAATATGCGAGACCAGCCACCATGCAAGGTAGGAAACGGAAAGGAGCGTCAACATCATTAACAGCGGCATCGGCATCTTCTATCCTCTGGACATAATAATACCTTACCACATCTGTGCTGTTTTCAGGAGCAGGCCAGACATTAACCTTCGGTGCCGTTTGACGATTGAAATACAACTGAGAGGGACGACCAGTTGTTGTCTTGGTCGGAATATTTTGATACTCGCTACGGCTGATCCTATCAACTTGAAAATCAGTCCCGTCTCGACGAACAACAACTTCGAGGATATCTACAACATCGGCTGTCAAAGTATACTCTGACTGACCTGAGACCATGTTGATTGTTCCGCTTTTTACTGTCCAAAGATTAACACCGCGGTTTGCCCAATCAGCAAACATGAGGTTCAAAGAACGACGAGCCGTACGCGCATCGTAGCCAGTGCGAACTTCCATGCCGCACCGCTCGAAGGCTTCTTCGACAATCTCTCCAACATCAAGCGTGAAGTCACGTGAACCTGACGTAGCCATCTACTTCTTCCTTCTCTTCAGTGCCTTGACTCGGCGAGGCTTACCAGCAGGCTGACCGAGGCGTTTCTTCTGAGCTATTCTACTACGTTTCTCTGACGCAGTCATTTCCTTTGCGGTCTTAGGGGTTTTCTTAGAGACGCGCTTTTTAGGACGACAATATGGCGTACCGCGCTTCTCACCCTTCTTACGGCCGCACGGCTTACCAGTGCGAACGTCAACCCATTCTTCTTTGAACCAGCGTTTTAGTGCTGCTCCCTTTTTAGTCTTTCGAACGGCCATATCGTTTTCTCCATAAGAAATCTCCAAGCCTGCTATTGCCTCTAACAATAGCGTCTATGAAGCGACTATGCCAGAACCATCGACGCATGATTAATACATCTTTGTAGTGCGGTACTTGTAGGCTTGACCGTTTGAATATTTCTTTTTAACCAAGCCGCCCTTGGCTTTCTTCTGAGCCTTATTGCCCCAGTTTTTTGCACCAACTTTACGGCACTTGGCGATTGCACCACTAGCATACGCGCTCGGAAAAACCTTATATCTAGCTTTTACTTTTCTGTAACAAGCATCTTTCGGCATTATCTTAGCTCCGTGAACGACGACTCTGGGGGCCACGCCGCTTTGCGGAGCGAGACTTCTTTTTCATTGGCGGCTTGCTGATCTGCTTTGCCATCTGGCCTCGACTTATTGCCATGTAAACGCGCCTCCTTATTTATCATGGAGTGAAGTAACTCCGAGTTCTTTTCAACCTTAACCTCTATAACGGCTGTTCGCTTGTCTACAGCCACAAGAGTGTAGCAAAGCCACCCTACTCCGGTGACTACGAGTGCAGCTACTGCGTGTTGAAAAGCTTCTTTCATAACACTACCATTTCTTGCAGGACCAGTATCCCGCTGTTAGCTTGGATTTTTTCTGATCACATTTGTGCCGAGCACGAAATGACTTGCGTCTAGCGGGTATGTTCTTTTTGATCGTCATGTTTGGATCACCAAACCGAACAAGGCGAACAGTGCTACCCTCTTTGGCAAGAACAGCAAACTTCTTCTTCTTGCCGGGTGTTCTCTTTGGCTTGTTATAACCAGAAAACCGTTCGCCTCGGTGGGTGATAGCCATGATCTTATCCGTAGAAAATGGTGACTGTTTGGGCATCCCCGGTATCAACGTAAATACCGCCGTCAAAAAGAATACCTGTTCCCGGAATTATAACATCAGCAAAACCGGCGTGAGCGGTATCTAGCTCTAGCAAAACGGGGTCTGATGCAGAAGTACCGTTATGGAACTTGCAGTGATTTGCTGCTCCGCTTCCCGCAACCAAGTAAACACCCTTCAAACGGGCGGGGCCGCTTACAAGTTGAGCGTCTGCTGCGGTATGGGCTGATTTTACATCTGCTGTGGACATAGTCTTTTCCTTAAAAAATTGTACAGGTGCATTTTAACCCAAGCGTCGATAAAAAGAAAGGGCGGGAATTACCCCGCCCTTTCCAGACTTGCGTAAGTCTAACCTTATGCGCCCGGCGAACCGAAGATGCAACGAGGGTCAGAGAAACCGAAGCTGTAACGCTCACGGGCTTTGTAACGCATGTTACCTGTATCGAAATCAGGCTCCATTTGCGTGGTCAAAGCCAGACGTTCGAAGTGCTTCAAGCCATTCGGAGCGTCGGTTTTGATGAAGAACGCATCCGAGTCGGTCAGGTAGTCGTTGACTACATAGCCTTCTGGGAGCAGTCCCATGTTGCGGATGGCGTTGATGTCGTTGTTAGCAGTCGCAACACGAAGTTCCGATTCCAACAGACGAGTAGCAACGAACTGAAGCTGGCGAGGAATTACCAGTTTCGTACCGCGAAGGGCAATGATCAGGCCACGTTCGTCGGTGTAACCGGCGATGCTGATCAAAGCATTTTCCAAAGACGTTTCGTTCAAGTCAGCAGCAACTGCTGGCTCGTTAGAGAACGTACCGCCATTGGTAAGCGGGTGGTCGGTGGCGCAAAGTTCTTTGCCGTCGCCGCCTTTAACAGTGCTATCGAAAGCGTTGTTAAGGACAGAAGCAGCTTTAACTTGCTTAGTGTGTGCCATCGAACGGGCCAACGCACGAGTGTAACGAGCAGCCAGACGATCATAAAGATTGTCTTCTACAGCTTCCTCAGTGATTGAGAAAGCAGCAGCTACCGTTTCGTGGTTGTAACGCGAGGTGTAAGCCTCTTGTGCGTCATCATACGATACGCTTCCACCTTCAGATTTGGTGGGAGCAGCACCGAAGCCCGACAACATTACTTCTTCTTCGAATGCACGGTCAGAAGATTCCGTGTCGAAGATTTCAGCGTGTTGGTTTTCGTAGCGGTTGTATTCCATGCCGAACAGAGCGTTGAGGCCCGGCTCGAGTTCTTTTGCGAGTTGTGCGCGAGAAATAGCCATTATTCTACACTCCTTACGACACTACTGCTTCGGACGAGCCGTCGAGCAGAGCGTGGTTGTTAAAGATTACAATAACCGGCAAACCAGCAGCAGTGTAGTCTTGGTTTTCAACGTCGTCTTGGATGCCAACAACTTTCAGCGGGAACGAAAGGTCCGACGCGTCAGGGGTTGTTGTGTCCAGTTGAGCGTTGGAAAGACCCGTTGTGGTGTTACCAGCGTTCGCGGTGATCATCGCTGCACTTTCAAAGATAGCTGCACGGGCAGTAGCTTTGTTAGTGAACGTTGCATCTGTGCAGATGACAAAACGTTGGAACGGATTGTCATATACGAAACCGACGATATCGTAGTTCGAGTCTGCTGAACCTGAACCAGGCCAGTAGTTTGAGAACTTTTTCTCGCCAGAAGTTGCATCTACGTATTCGCAGCCAGCAAAAACGCCCAAATGCTTGTAAGTGTCACCAGTAGCAGAACCAGTGATGGCAATGGTGCCATCGTTAGTAGCAATAACCGGTGAACCCTGAAACATTGCAGACGCGTCTGACTTAATGAAATACGGAGTTGCGCCCGTAGTACCGGCTACGCCGCCTACTACGCCGATCGGCTTAAGGCCGAACTTGACATTGGAATTAGCCATTGTCTTTTCTCCATAGTTACTTGGTGGTTACTCTTTTTCACCACCAAAAGTTACACGACTTTGCCTATCTTGAGTGATAGGCATTGAGGGATGAGACTCCCTCATCAGGTTTTCATCGACGGCCTTCATTTGATTGCGGGTCTGGTCCCGATAATATTCAGTTCGTTCTTCTACCGTCTCTTCTGGAATGCGGCAAAGCATCAAGCCGCCGCTTCCAATAACCCCAGCATGTTTTCCGTCTGCGATAACCGGAAACTCAGTTCCCGGATACTCATCCGCTCGTACCGGTTCCCAACCTTCTCTCATACGAGAGTAAACGTTGTTCTGATCTTCATCACCACGGATCGCGGTGCGAACCCAACGATGAAGATAACCATGTGGTGCAGGCGGTGCATCCAACGTGCTGGGCGGAGCCCAAGGCTTCCTACGCGCAGCTTTTTCTCGTGTCTGCGTTTCACGCGGTGTACGTTTTTTAGAATCAGTCATTGTCTTACTCCTTTACAAACTTTGCGTACTCTTCGAGCGGAACACCAAGTTTTTTAGCGATAGCTACCTGTGAAGGTGAAAGCTTGACTGTTCTGCGCCCCTTATTCGACGAACGTGATGCCGTGGACTCAGCAGAGGCGACTCTGGGTTTAGCGGCTTTCTTGGGTTCTTCCTGCGTCGGCTGAACAGATTGTCCAAACTTCTGCGGGAAATCACCTTTGATACGTTTGTCGAGCTCAGTATAATACTCATCAGAGGTTGGGTCAAATCCTTCTTCTTCCACAAGTCTCCGATGAATACCAAATGCTGCGTAAGTCATGGTGTCGTCATTACCGAACCATTCGTTACGATCCGCCCAGGCTTGCGCCTTGGGGTCGGGCTCCGGTGCAGCCTGCTGTGCAGCCTGTTGCGGGATCTGCGGAGCTTGATACTCCTCAGTGTCACGCTCCACACGAAGCTTGGCATCAGCATGTTTATCTTGATCGATAGTGATACGGCTCACCATTTGCTGCGCTTCAAAGATACCGTCAGCGTCATCGGCTTCGATAGCTGCCTTCAGTTTTGTCTTTGCCGCATCTAGCTCACGATCTAGGCGACCACCCAGTTCATCAACGTAAGACGCTTCACGATTACGAAGCTGACCTTGCAGTTCTTCATTCTGCTTTTTAACAGCCTCTGCGTATTGTATGGCGGCTTCACGCTGTCGCTCTTCCTCGCGGAACTTAGCTGTCAGCTTTCGGATTCGGCGTTGAACGCTTTCTGAGTACTCAGCAAGCTCTTCTTCACTCTTCTCCGGTTCAGCAGAAGCTTCTTGAGGCTCGGCTGGCACTTCTTCCTCAGTAGATTCCTGCGGTTGCTCGGACGGAACTTCATCTTCCGTCTCCTGCTCTTCTACAGCATCAACCTCTTCAGACGTGTTCTCGTCCTCGATTTCGATGATGTGCTCTTCCTGATCTTCTTGCATCTTAGTCTCCTATAGCACTACGTCTTCAGGGTTCATGATAGTGGCGATAACTTCGTCATCATTGATAATGCGAACCTCCCCGCCATCCAGTTTGAAGCGCGAACCAGCATATCGGCCGATACAAATCCAGTCGCCTTCTTTGCACCACGGCTCACCCTGTTCGCCAAACTTGTCGGGGTCCTTGTAAGCCAGTGGTCCAATCTTAACTACGTAAGCAACAACTGTTGCCAACGCTTCTCGGTCTTTAGTGTCATCGGGGATATATACACCCCCGTGGGTTTTTTCACGCCCTTTGTAGGGCATGACCAATATACGCCACCCTGTAGGCTGGGGTATACGTGCCATCGCATCTTCTTCGGAAGCGCGTTGTGCCGCTTCTTCTTGCACTTTCACATAGTCAGGTAGAATTAGTCCGCTACTCATTGTCTTCCTCGTCATATTTTCTAAGCAGGATCGATATCTCTTCAACAGCAAACGAAAGACCCTGGATCTCGCCCACCATTGATCGGTACTGTTCCATGTCTGAAACAGAGCCGCTAGTAACCGCTACCGATATGTCATCGATTCGCTGTTCTAGGTTGCGTTTATATTTGGATAGAAACTCTAGTATTCTCAAAGAACGTCCCCATGACTAGCAAAGCTCTCGTCCGTTAAAGGACCACCTGCTACCCATGAGTCACATGTCTTTTCGGCTTCGCACACAAAGCGGTGCGTTTCACAAAAACCGACGTTATCGGAGTCGGTACCCAAGCAGTCGAGAATGCGACTGGACATGTTATAGGCAGAACAGGTGCCACAAATGGCCTCTGGATCTGTAGGTAGACCGTAGTTATACTCCTCAGTCGCTTGGAGTTTGTTTTCTTCGTTCTTGTCTTTGTCCTTAGTTTCAACAGGACAGCCTTCATCACCCGTCGATTGCACGGGAGTGCCACCGATAATGATTTTGATTTCCATCATTACTTCTTAAGATTCAGTGCAAGCTTTTGCACGAAGTCGTCAATCTTGGCGAGAATCTCGTTGTCGCGCATTGACGGTGTCACGTTTGCAATAGCTGAAGCTGCTGCGATGATACCTGTGATCCAAGCAATAATCGTTTCCATTACTTCACTCCCGTAAACTTTGCGCCGCCAAT